TCTTCTTCCTGCTCAGTGATCTCTTCTTCCTGCTCAGTGATCTCTTCTTCAGTCTCGTTAATCTCTTCTTCGTCGTCTCTCTTGTTCATCTTTCCATAACCCATCTCCTGAATGAAGTTATCAGTGAGGGGCGATGTATTTGCCAACGCCATAAATCGGCGGACTGTATTTTCGTTAAGTAATTTCTTGTCACTCATTTAAAAAATCTCCTTTTATACACAAAATGGTGTGAAATACATAAATAAATAGTGCTTTTACACTATAAAATCATTTTTTTATTCTCTTTGAAAGCTTCTTCAAAGCCTGCTTTTCGATTTGCGATACCCTAACCAAAGATATGTGCAATCTTTTCGCCACTTCCTCTAGAGTCATGGCTCCATGTTTCTCTATCGCAGTAAGGGCACAGTTGTCGTCTTCTGGGTAGTCAATCCAGTATCTATAGTTTTGTTCGTTCTTTTCAATGTTTTCTTTATTCTTCTTCAAAGTCTTCCTCTATTAGATCAAATATAAAATTCTTCTCGTTCTCTGTCAAACCTAAATCATGCAAAATTTCCTCCCCTTGTTCTATTTCTTTCACAGAGGCTTTTCTCTTTCTCTTTCCCATTGAGCTTTTTTCAATCTTTATTCTTTCCACTATCTTAGCCATCTCCAAATCGTTGTCGACATATAACTTTACTAATCCCCTGAAAAAGTTTCCCTGAGTTAATCTGTCATACCTCAACCTAACAATCATTCTAGCGTGCTGGTCATCAACTTCTTTAAATTGTATTATCTTCGTTTTCATCTGGACAAGATATGAGTACTGCTCTCTAATTGACCTGCTGAAGATTGCTGAATAAAGTCAGCCACAGACTGCATTTCGGAAATACTTCTTGCTCCAGAATAAGACAGACCAGACTTTATGTTCTTCACAAGATTAGCAATAATATTATTGACGGAACCCTTATATGGTATGGTGGTGGAAATACCCTCCAGAGACCTTGCTTGTCCCCGCCAGGCAACCTGTGCCTCGACACTGGCCATACCTCTATAAACCTTATATTTCTTATCAGCTTTCCCACTCAGAACCTCTCCAGGACTTTCATCGGTGCCAGCCAACATAGAGCCGAGCATAACAAAATCAGCACCAGCAGCGAGCGCCTTCACGATATCTCCAGAGGTCTTTATACCCCCATCGGCGATGATTGCCGCACCAGGCGTGTCCCTGCAATCATAGACAGACTGAAATGTTGGCACACCATGACCAGTCTGAATCCTTGTGGAACAAATAGATCCTCCTCCTATACCTATTCTTACAGCGTCGGCTCCCCACTCAGACAAATCAGAGTAACCTTCCGCAGTCGCGACGTTACCCGCAATAATGGCGATAGAGTCAGCATGTTTATCTCTGAGAGATTTGATAGTTCTTTCGACCAAAACGTGATGGCCATGGGCAACATCAACACATATTAGACGGGCGCCGGCTTCGATAAGGTCCTCAGCCCTCTTTACGCTGTCCTTAGAAGCCCCGATTGCTGCAGAGAGCTTTCCCGCAAATACATTCGATTCTAACTCGAGTATATCTCTCGTTTCATGCAAGATTCTTATTTGCTCTTCTGCACTCTTATATCTGTGCAAAATACCCAAACCGCCATGGCGAGCCATAGTTATCATCATGTTTGATTCAGTGACCGTATCCATGGGGCTTGAAATTATCGGCATAGTAAAATTGACATTACCAATAGTCGAGTTTAGACTAACTTCGTCTCTCGTCCTGATGTTGCTACTCTTCGGCACCAGTAGTATATCATCAAACGACAAAACTTGCTTAGGTCTCATTGTTTAGTGTTCCTCCTTGGTCAAAACAGTCAAGACAAAGAAGATCCAAGTTCTCACTCTGCTGATTAATCTTCCAGTTATCAATCTTCTCATCTGGATGTGGTGGCCTTTGACATGACGAACATACCACCATCTTTTTAAACTGTCTCATCCTCTTTTTAAATTCCTTGAAGACAGTCTTTTGCTTTTTTCTTGCGATCTTCCTTGCTAAACTCATTTTATTCTCCTGTAGATCCAAAGCCGCCAGTGCCACGAGCGGTCCTTCTAGAATACACCATATCTTCATCTATTTCAACAAGAATCGGAGAGGATATTGGAATAAACACACCTTGAGCCAACTTCGTCCCCGGTTCAATAACTTGCTCAGTTGTTCCTATGTTTTGAAGGTTCACGAACAATTCTCCATCATAGCCACAATCCACAACACAGGCTCCGGTGATTAACTGTTTCTTGGACGCTACACCCGACTTGTTCATAATCTGGAGCATATGCCCCTCCGGGACGCCAATCTTTAGACCTGTTCCCAAGATTGCAGACTGATTAGGCTGCAAAACAACAGGTTCATTGTTCTCTGGGGCAAAAAAGAAATCCATACCCGCGTCGAGGTCATGGGCCCTCAGCGGTAGTCGTGCGGATTCCCTCAATCTATAAACTCTAACTTTTTCTTTAAGCATTTCTCTCTCCTTTTGTTTTTACGTCCTGCTCCTCAAGAAGTGTATATGTAAAACTGTTTCCAAACTTGTCGGCGCACTTGTTGCAAGTATCCATAAACTCATAAAAGTCCTTACTTGATTGAAACACTTGGCAACCAGCTGACACGCCATCAGTGTATTCTCTTTCATCAGAGCCAAACTGACGGTGGATATTAATGCCATAAAACCCCTCGTGCTCTGGACCCACATAATCTGGAGTAGTATCTCTGTTGGTGTCTCTCCAAATCCTCACCTTTCCATTACGTTGACATAGAGCTGTATACTTTCTCTTTCCTCCATGAATATCGATCTTATACACTCCCCTATATTGATCCGGTACCAGAATCGCAGTGCCCGTCGAAACGATAGGTTTTGTCAGTATCCTTGTACCAGGCTCTGTGGTTGCTGGGTACATGTCACACACCCATTGGCCATTAATCTTATAGAACAAATTAATAAAATCATCAAACTGTGATGCATCACCTGAATCATTTCTCACTCCTATGATATTGAGATTATAGTCTCCGTTTTCAAAGAATGCATAACCCTTGTTCTCTAAGGTATCTTTATAATGTTCTGCCATTATCTTGGCAGCAAGCCCTGTTATTCTAGACATTACTTTCTCCTTATGCTAATAATTTAAACATCTTTCTAACGCTGAAGGTTGAGAACCCCCAATTCGGGTCATACTTTAGTCGTGCCATATATGGACGGTTAATATGGACCACGTCTTTGTCAGGGTCAACACCCCAGCATCTTATTGTGTTAGTCTCATTGTTGTCGTCAATAACTTTCACAACAAAGAAACTCTTTCCGTTCTTTGATTTCTTAAGCTTGCATTCTCTTGGGATAAACCAAGTTACGCCAAGCTCTGGATCATATTCAGAGATGGGTGGAATATAAAGCTCGTTAAGTTTGTTCCTTACCTCTGGGGTCACCACAGCATTAATGGGGAACACTCCGGTCAGGCTAACCAAATATTCTAGTTTCTCTTCTTCTGTAAAGTCTCCCTCTGGAGCATAGGTTACTATGTTTTCTTCTAAGTTCTTTTGCTTCCTAGGCCGGTCGATCACGCATGCGGACCAGAAGTGTCTTAAACCAGTAAACCTATCATCTACAAGATCATTCAAAGCCTGTGCCCTACACAGTGCGTCAAGAGCCTTTTTATTCAGCTTAGAGTATCTTACCTCTTCATGAAAGAGAAACTCTTCAATCGTGTTGAAAGGTCGGTGCTCTATAATCTGCTGAATAGCTACGTCGCCAAGTCCCTTGATTGAAGTTAGAGGCTGGACCAGGGTCTTTCCGTCTTCTGCGATATCCCACACAACCCCAGAAGTATTGACGTTTAGTGGCTCCACAGAGTATCCCATAGATTTTGCAGTTGAAATGGCTCGCTCTTTTCTTGTTTCTGGTTCCTTATCCAAAAAGGCAGCTAGCCACTCTGCAGGATAATAATTCAACAACCAAGCACACTGAAAGGACAGAATACAGTAAGATACAGCGTGAGACTTGTTAAAACCATAACCTGAAAAGTATTCAAATTTATTCCATAGCTCTCGAGCTTCATGCGAAGCCATACCCTTCTCAAGGCAACCTTTGTGGAACTTGTCAAAGATCTTATCTTTTGCTTCCTGTACTTCTCCCGTGCCCTTCTTGGTGAGGAGCTTTCTAAGTTTATTGCCCTCATCAAGAGAAAGGTTTTTGCCCAACTTGTGAGCCAACATAGCGATTTGCTCTTGAAAGATAAGAAAGCCATAAGTCTCTTCTGTTACTTCCCGAACAGTATCATTGAGATAGTCTACCTCATCTGGTTCTTGTTTAGCTCCAACATACATCTTATCAACACCGGCCGAGAGTGGGCCTGGACGGTAAATGCTGGTAATGGCTGCTAGATCCGTGATGTTGTTTGGTTTCGCGTTCTTGCAAAAAGATTGTGCTCCTGCCTCTGTGAATTGAAAGATTCCTGCCCACTTTCCAGAATGAAACACATTCCTCCAAACACTCTCATCAGATAGATCAATCTTGTCGGGATGAAGATACTCGTCATAAAATTTCTTGATGTGCTCAAAAGTAGGCTTTTCTACATTGTGGTGTCGCCTGAGAATGCGATCAATGGCACCTTCGACCATCCTAAGGGAAGCCAGGCCAAGAATATCAAACTTAATGAAACCCATTGGCTCGAGATGTCTAACGTTTTGACCTTCGCTCCAAGGAGTCTGTCGAACACCACCACTGTTGATTAGGGGCATCCATTCGTTCAGGCGCTCTCCGACAACTACACCACCTGCATGACGACTGGCTGATCTTGTTTGACCATAGAGCGTCTCAACGTGGGTTTTGATGTGTGGATATTTTGTCAAAAACTTCTGCAATGTTTCTGAAAACTCCATCAATTCCTCAAAGGTCGGAGCATACACACCGGCAGTAATACCGTGCTTCTTCTTGGCAAGTGGTGTCGCTTCATGAACCATTTTGCTTGTTACATTATTGACTTCTGTAAACTCAATGCCATAGAACTTTGAGATGTCTTTAATAAGAGAACGCAGCTGTAGAGTGTTCCAGTTTGTAATCGGTACAACAGTATCGTCACCCCATTCTTCAATCAAATGTTCTTTAAGGGCCATTGGGTCCGACACATCGTAATCGATATCTGGATAACCTGTTCCGCCCTTTGTCAAGAATCGCTCAAACTGAAGCCCGTACTTGATTGGATCAACCTGGGTAATACCTAGGACATAAGATACTAGCGAGCCTGCCGCAGAGCCTCGTCCGGGGCCAGCTAGCTGCTTCTCGACGGCCATGTCAGCAATTGCCTTCATCGTTAGAAAGTATTTTGAGAATCCACGATCCTCAATGACACCAACCTCATACCTAAGCCTCTCGACATATTCCTGATTGTTCTGCAGACCCAATGCTCGAAGGCCTTCGACCGAAAGGGCTGCTAAGGTCTGTCCAGCGGTTGATCCCTCTGGAACTACAAAATCTGGTAATCTCACAGTATTATCAGGTAGAAAAGCCTCAATCCTGTTGTGAGCTATGTGGTGTGTTCTTTCAATAGATGCTCGAACCAAATTATCATCGTATTCTACACCACAAAGTTCAGAATAGTGCTTGTAACTCTCCCACATCTGATCGCCGTTCTTTGGGTAAAGTTCATAGCCGATCTCCTCAACTGACACTGGCAGCTCGTCAGAAAGATAGTCTGGCTTGCCCTTTCCTAGCCAACCTAGACGCTTGTAAAGTTCTCTATCCTTCCAAACACTCTCGTTGTAATAGTGAGAGTCCGCCGTAGAGATAAGCTCAATGCCGAATTCGTGATGCATCTGAATAATGTACTGATTAAGTTCATGCTGTTCTGGTACGTTGTTCCACTGAAGTTCTCCGTACCATCTATCGCCAAAGACAGACTGCATCTTTTGGGTGGTCTCTCTCATCGCATCCAAGATAGCATCAGGGCCATCGTCCCTATTTTCCCAATAGTTTCCAGCATATACGCCGCCGAGACAAGCAGAAGCAGCGATGACGCCTTTATTGTACTTCTTGAGTAGCGCATAATCGACACGGGGATATCGATAAAAGTGATCTCCGATATAACTGGTAGAAATCATCTTAAAGATATTTTGCAGGCCTTCCTGGTTTTGGGCCAAAAGAATTAGATGCCTTCGACGGTTCAAAATGGACTTCATCTTCTTCTTTGAAGCCTCGTTCTCAACTGTCGTACCGGATAAGCCAGCGTCGTATTCTGACTTGTTCTTTGCAGCGGCTTTGACTAACTCATATTCTTTCTTCCAATTTGCGACGGAAGGAATGAAGTACGCCTCGACGCCAAAAATAGGCTTAAACTCCTTGCCTTCTTTCTGCATCCTCTTTGCATGCAGAACCTGACCTGCAAGACCATTGGCATTTCCGTGGTCCGTGAGAGCGAGGGCGTCCATCCCGTTGTTAAACGCAAAGTCCATGTGCTCATTCGGATATCCGAGCGCATCAAAGGGAGATCCAGCCACAGAATGTGCGTGGAGCCCCACAAAAGGAATGCTTGATTTATTTCTTGACTGAGTCAATGATTGCCTCCAAATCAGCCTTAATGTACTCAAGGTCTTGTAATAGTGTTTCGTTGTTCTCTTCGTCTAGATATATCCCAGAACAGAATACCCTAAAAAACAGTTGCTGGTCAAGTGCTAAGTTTCTGAAATGGAACGGCATCTTTGCCGAGTCCTTTAGATAATAGGGAACACTGTCATACAACTCTTCGATATTTGCATCTTTTAATCTCAATGTTGTCTCCTAAATTGTAAATGGTTTTGCCATCGTTTTTGGCATTTTCTTTATGTTTAAATCTGATTTATAAAAATTCTTTAACGAATCCCATGAGTCTAAATCATGGTACTCACTTATCTCGAGCTTTTTATCTATTACTATTTTATCATTCTTGAATATTTTGTCAAGCGTAAAATTCTTTGCAGACCATCTTTCTGCTAACGGTATGTTTTTGTTTCCACCTGTGTTCTCTCTGTTGATATTTCTCCTAAACTCGAGCCAATCCTCTGGTGTAAAACTAAATGGTAAATATAAATTGTCTCTTACCGTTTTTCCTTCATATGAGCCATAGCACTTCTTCCCAGCTCGGATGTCTGCCCTTATAGACTTCAATGATTTTACGTCATATATGCCATAGGGGAAAGAAACATAATAACTAGTCGGCGCAACCCATCTAGAAATCTTCTTTGAGACTATAAATGCGGTTAGGGCTCCATGCAAAACAGACCACCCTAGAGTATCTTTTCTGTTTCTATCTCTCTGGAGAACCGGCGCATAGAAAACCGGTATATATTCTTTTGATAGGTGCGGGATTCTTTTATAGCCCCAGCTGGCATATATGTCTGGGTTTAGTACATAATCTCCTATTCTTTTCTTAATAAGAGGAGCGGAGTCATCATTGCAAATAATCCAGATTGAGTTGCACTTCATGACTGCACATTCATAAACAGAACGCTCAATGGCCGTCATACCCTCTCCCAGAGGCTGAAGACAGTCTGGCCATGGTAGATCCAGCATATCACTTCTACCTGTGATAGGAATTATGCCTGCTAAATTTCTACCTGCTGGTGCAGTGTTCATTTAATATTTCCTGTATACTCAAAGACATAAACTTTACTTTCTCAGTGCTTTCAAATACGTTTTTGTCTATAGGTATTACGTATCTTTTGATATGTTGCACTGTTGGTTTTTTATAAATGTCTGTGCCGTTCTTATATTTTCCTTTTTCTTTTAGTCCTTTAAATCCCATATCTTTAATAAGCTTTCTTAACTTGAATAAAACTATTGTATCAGAATAGTCGAAATCTTGCAACTGTTCTTGCCTCAGATTTGAGACGGTGACTACATCTGTGACCCACTTGGCGCCATCGATTCTCATAGAGTTGTAAAAATATGCTTGATTTAGTAGATTGTCCGAAGTTTGAACTGGATCTATGTGGGTTGTGTTTCTACCCATTCTGGATACTTTGAAATCATCTACGACCATGTAAGAATTTTCAAAGTGTTCTATTATTTTGTTTTCATGTACTACGTTCAAGGTTTCAAAGATATAACACCTTTCAAACTCAAATCTACACAAAAGATTATCACCAAACAGGCTGATAGTTTTGTCTTCTATCCTTATTTGCTTTACATCTTGGTAATCTAGGCCTTTTGCAAGGAGACCTAAGTGGAGTTTTATCTTTTGCCAGATTTGCTTTTTGTTTGTTGTACCAAATAAAGCAAAGTCATTATATTCTTCGAAAAAATAAGGCAGGTTGGGAGCACTCTGGATATGATAATGTCCGTTGAGATAAGCATAAAGTACTGATTCTACAGAGTGTCCTATGACGACATTCTCTAAAAACACATCTTCATCTCATCAAAGGAGGCAGGAATATACCCCACTTCATAATCACGATCAGGAAAACTCATCAGCGCAGCTGCTTGCTCTTCGCGATTGGGGGCGCAAACTTGGTCTAATATCGTCATCAAGTTGTCGTACATCTGTTGGGCATTCGAAGTAAGATTAAAATTATTTCCTCCTGATGCGAGAGCTATTTCATCCCAACCGTAAAAAGCCAAGGCGAAAGTATATAGGGTCGTATTTGGAGACGCAGCAACAGCGGCTCGAACATCCCCCACCTGAAACCTAGGTCTCATGTAAGACTGCTCGTCCTCATCAGAAAAAACAATAATGATTCTATCCGTATTAGGTCGCCAGTTTAAAATAAAGTCGTCTTTCGGTGGCTCCGAGCCTGTACCTGGAGACCATTCTCTTTCGTTTAGTGCGACATGGCCGGGTGCCAAGTTCCTCAAAGATAACATCACCGCGTCCATTAACATCTCCATTCCGCCATCAATCTCCTCTGTATTAATGCCCATGAAAGTATTAAAGAACTGATCAAATGGAGCAATATCCGAGATAAGGCGCAATAACTCGAACTCTGAACCCGGAAAGTCTGGGTGATCTACCCTTACTGGACCCAGGATGAGACCCCAATGAATGATATCTTCAGCCGCAAAGTGCTGACCGAAACGAGATAAAGCTGACGTCACTGCTCTGATCTCTGCATCCATGGATCCGCTAGTGTCAATGATTAGCAAAATATCTGTTTGTCTCATTTCTTCGCCAAAATCTGTTTGTCCGTCGCAATCATCATCTGCACCATTACAAATCTCCTGTTGTGGTACGGTCTCACCAGCACAAAGATCTTGAACCCACTCTCCATCTTCGGGTGCAGCTCCCCATCTCCCTTCTTGGCAAGTTTGTTCACCAGGAGCACAAATACCCACACCTAAAGTATCTCTAGGGCCAGTATAACAAGCCTGCGACAAGCCTTCATCTATCACCTGATCGCAATCTTCATCAAAATTGTTGCAAATCTCTGAAGGGTTTGGCTGTCCTACGCGGGGATCACAATCTTCTGGTACTTCGGGAAAGTGGGAGCAGAGCGCTCTGCACTCGCCCATTTGTAGTAGGGTACAATCAACATCCAAGCATTCACAAGTCTTAAAGCCAACGCCGCAAAGTAAAGGCTCTTCGGTGCAAGGCACCAAAACGCCAACCTGATCGGGCGTACAATCGCATTCTATTTCTTCATCGGGGGCACCGTCACAATCATTATCCAAACCGTCACACACCTCGTCTTGTGGTTGTCTGGCTGTGCATCCGGCCCATTGAGCGCCCAAGCACACCTCAACACCTCTCTCGCAAATAGTCTCACATTCCCTTACTAGGTTTTCGTCTGTTGCCTCGTCACAATCATTATCTATTCCATCGCATACCTCTTCTGGTAGTTCTCCGCATAAATCACAACGGTTTCGCTGCCCTTCATCGATATCACCATCGCAATCATCGTCGATAAAGTTACAAATATCCTCACTAGGTTCGCGATTAACACAATCTACAACTACACCGTCCCTACAAAGTGCAACGCCGGGGCCACACTCGTCTTCACACAAAACCGGATCTTCATCGATCAATTCATCGCAATCGTCATCTTCTCCATTACAAACTTCTTGTTCTCCACAATCAGTACAAGGACCATGAACAATATTCCCTTTATCACACAATACCCTTTGTCTACCTTGTCTGCCATCCTCTAGTTGGCACTCGAACCAACGCAAAAAATCCCGCGAAGAACCCGGTGGGCAATTGTGCGTAATAACACACTCACTACGATATATAATACTTGGAGGAGGACACTCTGGGTCCACACCAAACTCACAAGGCTCTTGTTGGTCTCCGCAAATATCAATAACAACCTGCATTGAAGAAATCTCTGTTCCTCCGCTGGGTGGACAATACCATTCCTGAGTTGAGCAACATTCAGGCCGGCAAGTGCAGTACCTTTCATGGTCTAAGTTTGTAACCACGTCACAAGGCGTTAGAGATTGATCTGGTGTTCCCAAGTCTTGGGGCACAATAAACGCATAGTCAGGACCGGCATCTTTTAGCAATGCGTCCCTTCCGGAACCTATAGACGTGTCTTGTGTTATCAGCTGTTGATTTGGCGGATCATCAGAACACCCCCACAGCACAAACGCCGATAAAATAATGATTTTCTTCATCTCTATTCCTTTGATTTTGTAGTGAATTTGGAACTGCTGCACATTGTATCTGTTATTCCAAGTTATATTTTCTCATATAAGCTGCCACAGACTCAGGAAAGTGCTCTTTCGCAATCTGAAGGCATGCCTTTGCAACTTGCTGTATCTCCCATTGGGCGCCCTCATGCATTCTTAAGCCAACAAACTTCAGCAAATTGTGCAGGTTTACAGTTCCATAGTACTGAGTATACAAGTTCTGAGGTAATACCCCTCTTGCTTGCTCTCGGCAAACTCCAGATTTCAAAAGGGCTTCATACAGACTAATGCTTCGAGAGTGATGCATCCTTACAGCCTCTGAGGCCTTTTCAAACCCAATGGACATATAAGAAGAGTCAAGAATTGGGTTCACCATCTCATCATTACTTGCCTGTCTGTTGCTCTTGTGCTGGGTTCTAAACCCTTGAGGACTATAAAAATCCATATCAACAGAAGTATATCGCCTACTGATCTCATTATAGGCCCAGGTTCTGTGTCGGTGGTGCTGTGATCTTATGAAAAGAGGAACCACAAAGCGCATTGTAACAGAACAATGCTCAAATGGACTGCTGTGGTTATGCTCCATGAGATAGTTAATGAGCTTAATATCTTTTTGATCAATTTCATTCTTTTCGGTCCCAAAACTCACTCGGGCTGCATTGACGACTGTTAAGTCGCTGCCCATATGAGATATATATTCTACAGAACCAATATTGTCTCCAAAAAGATCAATTCTCATCAATCCCTCGCATAATACCTACAACATAATTCTCCAAAACTGTATAATAAGATTTGTCTTTAACAACAACCTCTTCGATCATTGAGGCGTCGACAACAATAACTCGTGATGTCGAAGCGGATCCTCTCAGCTGTCGCATTGCAGAAGAACAGTCTGCTGCAACATCTACAACTGTAGCCGTGACATAACGTGCTTCTTCTGGTTCAAAACCATCAGGTAGGATGACCCCGCTAGGGGTTGTGTTGTCTGTGTCCTTAGTGCCGGAATGCGGTACGATAGTCAAGTGGCGATTAACTGGTTTAAGTACAGGTGGGATTTTAAACATTGATGGTACCTACCGCTCTCTTAAGCTTGTTGAAATAATCAGTCAGCTGCTCCATATCTGTGTCTGACTTTACGAGTCTATAGGCTTTTACAGCGAGGCGCATCTCTTCCTTGGAAAGCCAACCATTATCGTTATAGGATTCACGAAGGTCCCTTCGTTGCTCCTTAAAAGGCTCCATTGCATCTTCGATTGCGGCGAACTCCTTCACAAAATTAGAAAGGTGCTCTTCTGTTGTTAACAACTTTTCATTATCAGAACTCATGTTTTCTCCTTTATTTTAAGTTCTATATAAATAATAGTTCATTGTATCATGTTTGTCAATAGCTTTTATACAAATTTTATTTCACAGGCTCCGCCAGCACAAGCTGCCTCACCCTTAAGGTCTGTGTTGTCCTCTTCTTCGTTAATTTGAGTAAGATCAATTGACGTCAAGGAACCCATAAGTGCTTCATAGGTCTCCTTTGAACAATCCTCAAAGGGAGCCTGCTTATAGGTGTGATCCGAAAACGGAAGCACAGATAGCCCATTATAGCTCTTTCTGTTTTCCCACATCCACTCTCCAACGTCTGCCCATTCAGCATCTTTAATAGAGATGGTAGCGGAAATATTGTGAGTGTTCTGACCCTTGCGAAAACCAGGCTTAACCCACTGATCTGTCACGCTTTTAACTCTCTTTAGCAGCTGAAGGGCTGATTCTGTTCGAAGAATCGAGCCTTCTGGAGCCTTTTGTGGCACAGAAATAACTGCAGTTGTGTGAGGGCTAAAATATTCATCCTCAACAAGTTCTGAGTGATTAGTTGCCAAATAGTTATATATTGCTTCGCTTTTACCTACTCTTAGACGTCTAATATAATAATCATTATGCCAAGCGTGAATACCAGAGCTGGTTCCCAAAGTCAAAGATGTGGTTCCTGCAGGCTTAACACAGGTTGTTCTTGCTGCCGGATTGATTCCCAAAAGTTCTGCAACACGTGCATTTTCTTCTTTGACGCAATTAGCCGCTTCGGTCATATCAAGCTTGAGCACTGCCCCAGAGGCGATACCAGTCATAGAAACGCCGATGAGAGCGTCTTTTTCAGTTGTCCTACGCCACACATCACGAAGGTAGTGAAAGTCCGTATAACTGGCTTGTAGCGTGCCTATAAAGGCAGCTGCACGGACTCTTTCATTAAGATCTTCCTGGTTCTCGACATTAGAGACATTTACCTCTGTGAGATTACAGAACTGATAGGGTCGAAGACCAATCTCGCAGCAAGGATTAGTTCCCCAATCTTTATCATTTGAGAAATAGAAACCAGGCTCGCCGGCACCAGATGCCTTAACTCTGTCCCATAGGTTCATAAAATACTCTTTATCAATCTTGTGACGCAAAAGAACCACCGAGTTGTTCGCTCTTCCTCTCTGAGGGTTAGTCTCCCACCAATTACCGGACTTTGCAGCGATCATATCCTCATCGTCTGCGGAAAATAGTGAAATCAGAGCAGCCCTACGGATACCGCCTGCCAGCACAGCGTCAGCTATATGACAGATCATATCGTGTACTTCGATTGGCGTTAGTTTATCTCCATTTTCCTTCTGTGACAGCATGCCTTCCAGCTTTACCAAACACTCACGAAGAGGTTGTGGTCCTGGGGCTTTACCTCCAGAAGTAATGAGAGCAGCACCTTTCGGGCGAATATCTGAAAAATCAAAACGAAGACGTGAACCTCCGTTAAAATAAGAGCGGACGAGTGCCTTTACAGCATCTGCCCAGCCCTCAATAGAATCGTTAACGAGAAACCTTCTCGTGCGCTTAGAGTTGGGAAGCGTAATCTCTGGCAACCTCTCAACATGGTGCTTCTGTACTGAATATCCCACTCCTGTTCCGCCAAGAAGCAAAAACATAGCTTCACCAAAGCAGCGCCAGTCATCAGCAGGCATAAAAGCACAGTTAAAGATACGGTTTGGTGCAACTTCGATGGGCTTGCCACCAAATTGCATCGAGCGCATAGAAGGAAGAACCTTCTTATCAAATACCATTTTATAAGCTTTTCTAATCTGAAGTTCCATGTTCGGAAACTTCTTAAGGTGCATGTTCATATTCCTAGTTACAAGCTCAGCCCAAGTTTCCCTGCGTTGCTTATCCTCTAGATATCTAGCATACTTCATATGCACAGTGATCTCTGATAAAATTCTATTTGATAATTCCATTCTAATTTCCTCCGTTTCCTTCTTTACTACTCTTTTTAAAGACTGCGTATTTTTGCTTCAAATTGTCTAACCTCTCTTTAGAGGACCTTTCCACTATCTCACCTATAGACTCGTTTGTCTTATTTAGGACTTTTATTTTTACATTGCTCGTATCCATAAAAATAGGAAATATTAAACCGTCGGGCCCATTCCTGTTTTTAGCAAGAAAGATGCGACCCTGATTGGTATTCTTATCCTCAATCGTTCTTGAAACAGTAAAAATAAAGTCTGCGACAAAACACTTATTGAACGCCTCTGATATCGATTCCATTGTTATTACTTCGGCATTCAACCCAGACCTATTCGTTTGTGATGCGGTCCACACAGGGCAACCACATTCTTGTGCTAAGCCTCGCAACTCTTCGTAAATAGTCTCTAGTTGGTGCCTTTTTTCTGTCTTATTCGAAGATTCTGGCTTAATCAAATCTCCATAATCTATGATTATCATGTCGGGCGTGAAATCTCTTCTTCGTAACTTATCGATATGATTTCTAATTGTCTGAATCGTTGCGGACCTAGTTGGATATTCCTTTACGATCAATTTTCCTGTCAAATCTTTGATTTCATCATAAATCTTTTCTTTAAAAACCGCTAGATTCTTTAATTCAACACCTGTTATAGATGAATCGTATCTACTGGCCACAATAGTGTCTGCTAGCTCTAGCGTATAGTGCAGTACGTTCTTGCCTTGCTTAAGTGCTTGGGCGCCCAAATGAACCAAAACCATTGACTTGCCGGCACCAGTAGGTGCAACAACGACACCTAACTCGCCCTTTCCCAAGCCGCCCTTTGAAATGTCGTCAATCTGTTGCCATCCAGTTGAAATCGGATCTCGAGCACGGATTTCAAACCTCTTTTCAAAGTCCGCAATATATTCATACCCAAAAGAGTTATCAGAACCCAGCTTTAAAGCCCCGTCAATAATTTTAGACACTTCATCAAAAGATGAAGACTTAATGAGATCAACTGATTTGATAAGTGCTTCTTTTAATTTTTGCTTTTTACAGAAATCAAGCGCAGTATCTTTGATATATTCAGAAGAGTTTGGGATGTGGCCTTTTGCCAGAACCCTTGCATAATACTCCCTGATTCGCACCTTGATTGATTCTGGTTCTGCATCCAAACCTGTTCGTATGATGGAATGCATAATATTAGATGTAGGGTGGACTCCATACTTCTTTCTATACTCCTTGATCTTTTTGACGAAAACTCTAAGATGCTTCAACTCAAGGAAGTTGACGTCTAGAACCTCAAACATCTGATCAGCAAATGGCCTATCATTTAAGACAAGATGACACAAATCTTCCTGAAAAGATTTTCCAAATTTTGAAAAACTGACTGTTGTAGGTTCCATGATCTCCCTTGGTTTATTTATTTAGGTACTATATCAGATTTTAATCTGAAAAGGAAGTGATAATGTCATTAAATTTTTGCTCTAGGTCTGACATATTCACTGTTAACACACCATCTTGCAGCATCAATTTTCTCACTTCAGTTTGGTTATAATGTGGCTGATACTCTTCAAGAGTTTGATCTATCCTGGTTTTACACTGGATAGACATTTGTGGTGAAGAAAGTTGCATAATATCATAGTTTTCCTTGATTATTTCTTCAGATTCCAGCACATTTTGATATACCTTTAGTTTATTATTGTTGGAATCAGATGATTCGTCCAGAATATCAGATATGTAATAATCCTTATCTTCTTTTAAGAAAGGGAATCGTTTTGCAACGGTGCCCAATCCTACTCTAGGCACACCTGCAAGATTGTCGCTTGGGTCACCTGCCATAGCTCGAGCCAGAGCAAAATTCCTAGGATGAATACCATACTTCTCGATAACGATGTTCGTATTTAACACCTCTTTTTGAATTGGCCTAAACAAGAGTGTCCTGTCATCCAACAATTGAATGAAATCTTTGTCGGCTGAAACAATAACCTTTTGCCATTCCTGAAATGTTGAAGAAGATTTAATGTAAGATATCACATCATCTGCTTCTACCTCTGGTTCCATGAACTGAATGATTGGCGTATGATTGAGATACTCTATCACTCTGAGTTGCTGCCAAAGTTTGTTGTTATCTGTGTCTTGTGGCGTCATCCCATCAGAATCCCAATTGACCCTTAGAGGCTTTCTGCCAGCCTTATAATTCTTGTTCATGGATCTGCGCTTTCGTGATCCGCCTTGTCCATCCCAAACCACCACAATCATATCTGGTTTTGTTTCCCGAGTGATCTTGTTCAGGATGTTAATAAAGGTACGCATTCCTCCAATGGGGTTTCCGTTCGGATTCTTGCTAGGATCTACGATATAACCTCGCAGAAACTGATTGAACGCATCTACAATCATTACTCTCTTCATGTTTTATTCTCCAAATGAATGGCCCGCCAGATAGGCGGGCCTGGTAGGGCTACTGAATCTCTTCGGAGAGATCTTCCGAATCGTAAAAATCAGTAGCGTTGCCTTGTCTATTCTTGAATTTCAGAATAACATCCTCGTCCATGATTGTCAAGACGCTTTTACGAAAATCTTCCTTTTGAAGCTTTTCTGCCCACTGCTTTCGCTGGAACTTTTCTTCTGAGCCATCATCCTTTACCAGAGCAAACCATGCTCCAGATTGCTTCAGTCTCTCAGAAACTTGAATTGCATCAAACCAACTCTCCTCATCTTGAACGCCGATATCTTCATCACCCCAAAGAATCTTGAAGTTACAGGTTCTGCCGGCTGTACCAAAACGAGACTTCTCAAGCTTTACCTTGACCTCAGAGCCAATACGATATCCGTTTTCATCGGTAATAAAAGAGGCCTTTGCCTTTCGAGCAGTAAGCCAAACTCGGAGAGAGTAGGCATATGACATTGCCTTGCCACCCGGAGTGAAATAAGGTGTAGTCATAGCCTCTGCAGGGGTTCGAGCTGCCATGTTTGTCTTCAACTGATTAAGAACCAGCAACGTTGCATTAGCATCTGCAATAGGGATAGTCAACTTGGCCATACCCTTCGACAGAATTCTTGGCTTTACGGCCATAGAAGACTGAGGGTTAAAGTCACCCTCAACATCTGAAATGGAAGGCGTTAGCGCTAAAGAGTCCCAAATAAACAACCACTTGTTACCGGTGCTCAAAAGCTCTTCCATAGTCTCTAATACAAACTCTACTGACTCCGCTTGAACATACATGAGCCTCTCGAGATCACATCCTGCTCTCTCCAGAAAACTAGGGTCCAGAGCAGATTCTGAATCGAAATAAACAACATCGATCCCCATCTTTTGGGCATTGCCAGCAATCTGTGCTGCCATAAATGACTTACCAGTTGCTTCCAGGCCGGCAATCTCTGAGATCTTGCCGACTGGAACACCCGCTAGTTTACCCTTGCAGATGATTGAATCTAACCACCTGGACCCCGTAGGGATCCATTCAGTGACTTCAGTTGGGTTATTATCTTGAAGAGAGTGTGCTACTTCTCTTCCTGCTTTCTTATTGATAATACCGCGAACGGCAGCAATATCAAGAGAGCCTTTACCCAATTTTGTAGTTTTTGTTTTTGCTCTAGCCACCGTTCTTGCTCCTATGAGTTCAAAAGATCGTTAAAAGCTGCTTCGACAGCATTTGCGGATCCTTCAATTTCTGTTGGTTTTCCATACTTTTCGACTTCCGTATTTCCGGTTTCGCCTGACAGAAACTGATCCAGAATAGACTGGACCTCCTCTGTTGCCTTTCTTTCGAAAAGGGAATCAAAATCCGGAATAGTCTCGAGAAGTTCTGCACAACGCTCATCTCCACCGACTGCATCATCACAAAGAATGGTCTTTCGGGGGCGCGGTCGGATATCTGTTCGTGGGAAGCTGGCTCCAGGCAATTTCCCATACATCAGCTTCAAGTCGTTTCCATTTTCTGGATCTGTGATGTCTCCGTAGTCCGGGTCGAGCACGATAGTCAGAAGCTTTTCATATGCCATCTTACCATATCCCCAAATACGAATCCCCTGGTCCTCTTCTCCTCTGACCAAAACAGGGGAAAAGAAACGCTGCTTTGCGAAAAGATCCTTGGCCTGGCGCTTACTCTCTTCAGTTCCCTCGTTCCAAAGCTGGTTTGCAAAGTTACAAACCGGGCAGTCATCTCCAAAGTTCCTCTTGGGGCATAAGAAGCCAGATGTGCCAACGTTATAGTGGAAAAACCTCTCCTTGAAGGGGTCGCCGTCGGGAGTCGAAACGATCCTGACATTATTCTCTCCGTCTTCTGGGCGCCAAAACTGATTCTTGGTGCTGTCACCCTTTCCATTCAACTTATCGAGCTTTGCTCGCATTGCGTCTAAATTAAGTGCCATATTTAATACCTCCTATGGTTATTGTTGTTTTTTTGCACTCTCGGCTATAGCAGGTCAGCAAATATCCTGACCAACTGTTGTAATACTACTATATTTTTATTGTTCTGTCAACTGTATTTTTGGAGAAAAATATTCGACATAAATGTAGTCGTTTTCGTATTGTGTCGAATAGATGCCAAAATAAGCTTTTCTTTCGTCTGCTATTCGGGCCTTGACGCTAGTGGTCAAATCCCTAAGTAGACTACCTTGTGTCTTTAGTTTTTCCTCATTAATACCAAGGTAGTATAACACCTCCACTTCTTGCTTAAAAGGAGAAAACATCCTATCTTCACAATTGATGCTGCTGACACCAATGGTTCTTATTCTACAAGATTCCCTTATCTTTGAGAAGGTTGACATCACTGGTTTTGTGTTTTTGAAAAGCTCAATCATGTGATAGCTGTCACAAAAGATAGAATTTATCTGACTATAAAATTCGTAAATGTTTGCATCATCTCCTAAAAGATCTTGAAGGGTCTTGTTATCTACAACGGTAATATCCCTGAATAAGCCAGAACGCGCATATTCCTGTAGGACAGCTTTTACAACCTTTTCTTGCAAAAGCTGCTCATCTGAAAGAAAATCAAGAACCGGCTGAAAATAGACTACCCTTATGCTTGTTCCCTTCTTGTGAAGAGACTCTAAAATCTTTAGGCTCATAGCTGAGGTCTTTGAGGCTCCGCAGACAAAAAAGGTGACTTCTTCCTTAATTTTGCCAAGAAACTTGATCTTACTCAGTAAATTTAAGTTTTCATATTGTTCTGCTGAGTCTAGCTCTGGAACAATATAAGTGTTTTTAGAATTTTCACCATTATTTTTGATTCTATAGATGTTGTATTGTTCATACTTTTCTAAAGAGGTCACAATGTTGCATGCTGCGTTACCGAGAGCCAAAATATTCTTCAAATTGTTACCTTCCTCATTTCTCCAAAATTCTTTCCAATACTCACGTTAGATAAGAACCTGCCAAAAAGATTTGTTTCAAAAATATTCTTTATCTCTTCTACGAGACAGGAATCTTCTCTAGCAAAATCAAGAACAACAGAGTCATGCATCGTAAAGGCAATAAAGCTTCTTTTTCCTCTTAAAAGTTTCATTATATCGTAAGCGTTACTCAACACTATATCACTAGTTGTTGATTGAAGCAAATAATTTAATGCTCTTCTTTCGTCTACAGACAACCTTCTGCCAAATGGAGTTTGTATGGAATCGTTTACAAAATGTTCTAAATATGCTTTTTTATTATAGATTCTATCATAAACCTCATGCTCTGACTTTGGGTTATACAGCCAGGCAAAAAACTGCTCTTTTGCCTGTTCTCTGGAAATCCAAGGCTCTATCTGTTTCGTGTTCCAAGAGTGTATATCTTCTTTGGGTTGCTCAACACCAGAAAACGCTAACAGTGTTCTAATTTCAGCGCCATTTAAATCTAGCTCCAGATATAAATCATTTTTAGGCTTTATGTTTGATCTTTCGTTTTTATGTAAATTTAATACGGGAAATGATCCTTTTTTTGTTGCAAGTCTTCCAGTGGCAGAGGAGAACATATCGTACATCACCCTCTCGTCATTTCCAGAGACTTCGATATCCTGGTTTGCTATTTCTGATGTTAGGACGTGTATTTTGTGCAAAATATCATAGTCTGATGGCCTATCTATCTCTTTGGAAATACCCTTCATCGCTGACTCTCTCAAAGTGAGCCACCTGTTTAAAAGATGATCAGGCAACAAATCATAGAAACACAGAGAAGCAAGGTCTATTTTAGCTGTCAAAGCTGCTTTTTTCTGCGATTCTATCGCTTCTGCAACGCTTTTCATGTATATTGGATCACTAGAGTATCCTTCTAGGGATTCCGATCGCAAATAAAGGCTTAAATAAGTATATTTAGCGTCTTCTTGTAGAATAGGCGAATGTTTCCAGGCAAAACTTGATTCTTTCAATATCTGCGAAAAACCCTCAAAGTAAACCTGACCTTCTGTGAAAATACCTACACAATTGTTTTCGATATTAAGTGCTTGGATTATTCTCTCTTCTTGATTCATATATACTCTTTATTATTTCCGCAGATATCTGCCCGATCTTACCTGTAGCTTGTTTTATACCATAGATCCTATAGTTTTGCAAGACAATTTCTTCATTTTGTCTGAAAGCTTCATCTGAATATTTTCCAAGCTCCATCATGCGGACCATAAGTAAAAGGCTCAACCATTCCTCAGAAGAGAGCATCTCAATCTCTGGTCGGAACACATTACTGATCTCAGTTGAGGAGCTTCTATTATTATAGCGTATTTCTGTGAAGAATGGAACTTGTTTCTTTATATCGTTGTACGTTTTTATGACAAAGTCCTGCAAATCATATAAATCATCATCGTGAGATTTGAGGCGATATATTGAATCCATGATTTTTTCTACATCATAAGGTGCCGCATTCTCATCCAAAGCTGCTCCAGCCTTCCGAATTCTAGTTTTTATTGTTGGGTGCTCCAAATTGGCGTGCAATCTCCAAGGGCTATATTTGTCGACAAAAAAACCGTTAGAAGAAGCATAGTCCAAAAAACATTGGAAATTAGGGCTTTGTATTATTTCACCTTTCTCGAAATCACTATTGTAATCCAAATTCGATAGTTCTACGGACAATCCAGAAGTTCTAATATTATTGTGTCTCGAAAGTATGAATCCGCTCCTCGTTACCGGGAATGCGTTAATGTGGGTTTTCAATAATTGCTTTAAAGCAATCAAATAGCATCTGTAGTCATTAACGGTGCGGTCATTCTGCAATAGAGAAGAATACTTGATAGAAACATAGGTCAAATAATCGCCATATAGCGGCTCTAAGGGCTCATATCCCAAAACCGGCACTACACCATCCAAAAAGGGTGGATACCCTCTTGTAGTGTTCTCAATGCGCGTGGTATAGTCGTTTCTAAAGGCATTGAATGCCTTCGCAACAAACCCAAGACATCTAACATCACTAGCTATATCTCCGATTGAAATCATAACATCGGGGTCGTCAATCAAATAAACTGGCTCATAGTTCTTGTTGATCAGGCCATATGAGAAATTGTTGTATAACGTGTCGATCATCCCAGGAAAATCAACCAGAGTCTTATATTTAAGCCTCTCACTAAACTCTGCTTTAAGCGTAGAAGTAGAACCGCCTAAAAATGTTATTTTTTCAGCCACGTCCTCTTAATCTCCCCGTAACATCTCTACCTATAACTAGAACTACTGCCTTATCTTGTGGCCTCGAATCGTCAATCTCAACTATCTCTCCTCTTACTAGGTTGTACCTAACGGCTCCTGAATTGATATTTTTACTCTTGTCAATAACTCCTGGGATGGAAGATCTAGTCGTTTCTTGATTTAGAATATAGTCATTGGAAATCTGTCTCGCAAGGGTACTGTCCATAACTCTTTCACCAGTGAGGGGATCGGTCAAGCTTTCCAGTTGGTTGACATAATTAACTTGAGATACGTTGGGCAAATCCGTAGACAAGGGAGCAGGGTCGCCTGGGATTGCGTCATTACTAGGTCTTACCTTGTTTATAAAGTCGATAGTCCTTGGAGACATCTCGACTCCTGATAGGCCCAATTGATCCCCAACTGGTGCGCCAAAGGAGCAATCAAGATCCGTGCTCAGCACACCATTGGAAAACGTGGTTTTCACTCCTAGTACTGAATAATACCCGCCCAAACCTATCTTGAAGGCCGGGGAGTCAGTGTCGGTGGGCGAACCAAATCCAATATTATTGGGGTTTATAAATATTTGACTCCCCGGAAAAAACAAATTGTTTCCAATCATAGAGATGCTAGCCTGGTATGGCATTTTAAGTTCATCATACAATCCGACTTGATTTGTCATTAACTGCTCTTGTGCAAAAGGTACATCAAATCTACTAAAATTTATTTCTTTTATTAATCCTCGATTCTTTCCCAATAAGAAATGATAAATACCGTCTCTAGAATCCTTATCTTCATTGCCGGCACGATCAGAGGCTAATTCTCTATCAACTTTTTGAAAAATGACAAAATAATCATTTTCGTCTGTTATCCCTAAAGCTCTAAAGTCTTTCTGAGGGCTGGGTACTGCTTCTGGATCAAGATCTGCACTCTTTGCTATGGCGCTCCTAAGTTGTGGACCAGTGTATGTCGCAGATACAAAGCTTGGGGGCGCTGATATAATTTGAGGCGCTATTCCTACATTAGACCATGCTCTACCGAAAGCGTTTGGCAATAGAGTCGAAATACAGTCATTTAAAAACTGTGGTACCGTATAAGTGTTCCTATACGAGTTAATGATTTTGTCATACATGAATTCCTGGTATAGTTCCAATGACACTGGTATATCGGCTATATTTATTCTTGCCATTTCCTCATCCCCTGATGAGGTGTGGTGCTTATATTCAATATCCGCCATGAACACTTTAAAAGTTGTCAGCTTCTTTATTGCTCCATTTATGACCGCTATTATTTTGTTTTTTTCATCCTCTGATTTTTTCGAAATAGCTAACAGATCCTTAAACTCGTTCTCTGTGACTTTTAAGGAGGTGGCGAGAGCTTTTCTAAATTGTTGATCTCTGTCTTGGATGTCTTTAGGGATCAATGGTAACTTTTTTAGCAATTGCGCCGACTCTTTGAGAGACTCTTTTGTCTTTAAAAAGAATGCCTCTATCAGATCCCCGAACAAAACATAGTTTATTGTCCTGTTTGAATTATCCAGATCGTTTATCATTTTAGTTAATTCTTCGGATTTTCGGTTTTCATTTTCGATCTGGTCCTTTGGGGGTTCTTGCGACTTTCCTGTCAAACTAGTTGATGCTTCTGTGGGCGCCGTTGCCGTAGTGTCACCCATGACAGTGTATTCTAGCATCTTCAGATCATTATCGGAAGTCTTTGTCACCAAAGAATGTATTTTGTTTTTAGACTCTAGAATTTCCATTATCTTTCTTATTTCTAGCGCCTTTTGTATTTGGCTCCTTCTTGAAGACCCTGGAGTCTCTGGCTTATCTTTCTTGTCTAGAGAGTCTGTGTTTTTACCCTCTGAGGAGAAAAGTTGCCTTATATTTGCCCTTTTCAATAAATCAGTCGGAGTGTCTGTTGAGCTAAATATTTTATCTCTGGCTGTATTATTTATTCTAGCTGTATATTCTATATTTATCTCTGCAGATCCATCTTGTTTGACCTTGATGTCGTGCTTTATAACGTTCATGCGAAGGGCCAAATTTGAACTTTGGATCTCCCTTATTTCCTCTTGTGTGAACAAACTCAAACTTGAAGGAGGGATGCTGTACCCTAAAGTAGCTGCTACTTCAATAGGCCGCTCCAAATCACCAGACGTAACTGTTGCTCCATTAACTTCCTTTTTTTGTGCGCTCCTGGCAATAGAAATCGTAAATAAATCAGCTAATCTTGCATAACCAGGCTGTTTATCAAATATATTAGCCAAGTTATCCACATATAGTTGTAAATCCGCTTTCAAAAACCTTGGGGCTGTAAATGGATCTGTACCCAGGAAATCAACAGAAAAAGTTTTCACTCCCGAAGCCTTGAGTCGGCTACGCCCCTGTAGTGTCGCTGCTTCGTCACCCAAAGAAGATATAGGAAAAAAGAAAGGAGTATATATGTCGTCCTGCACCAAAAAAAACCTTATTTCTGGTACCAATGCAGTAATCTTGTGAGTCTCAAGATTAAAAAAATGTGCTTTTATAAGCTTTTCACCTGCAGAGTCCCTTGAGTTGTATATTTTAGACATAACTGACTCTGGACGATAGCTGCCAACCAGCCTATGGATAGAAGTAGCGTCACCGCCAGGAGACAAATCGCTTGACTTTAAACCTGAAGACGCCCCCTCTGTTGAAGCTCTTTCTCCGAAGCCCAATCCGCCTCCCGAAAAATGCAGAAACATAAGAAAAGCCTGCGGGTGGAAATGGTTTAAAATAAATTCTGATTTTTCTTTAACTGACATTCTATCTTTCTCTTGTGGCTATTCTCAATGCTACGTCTAACTCTTTTGGAATGTAAACAATATCTCCAATTTTGAAATGCGCATCAGTTGGCTTGTTATTATACCACGCAATAATCCACCAATAATCAACATTTCCATAATATTCATAGGCAAACTTGTAAAGTTTATCTCCAGTCGAATAAATTCTTTGAATCGAAGTGAGGTTTTGCCTCAGTTCCTCCTCTGTTGGGTCTCCTGATGGCATTCTTGATAAAATTTTAGTAGTTTCTATGAATCGTCTATCGTGAACGGTATTTCTATGAAATTTATCAATGATTTCAGTAAATCTGTATGTATTTCTACTGGTCATAGTCTTGTTCCTGTATTAGTCTGTTAGTAATCTATCAATATTTGCTGAGTTAAGCCTGGCATTATCTCCTCCCTGGTTTGTTACAGATGTTGAAACTCGACCGGTCGAATAAGGGAATTCTTTAGTCAAAAATTCGGTTGTTTCTGCATCCCAGCCCAACGGAGATTCATGTTGAGGCACAAAATTAAAACTAATGTTAAACTTTTTAGGGTACAATTCTCCAGATCTTTCTACAAAATATCCCATTTCTTTATCTGGTTCAAAATTGACCCCTTCTATACAACCAAGTAAAGCGCCGCCAGCTGCACCGGCTGACTGGATCATATTCACAAATTTGACTCTTAGCAAAGGTGGGGCTTTGATTGTTCTCCCTACGGATCCGCCAGAGCCATCAAGCGGAGCACTATATACGGGATACATCATCCTTACAAGTGTTTGAAACTTTTCCAAATTCTCTATAGCACTAGTAAAATTTGGAGACAAAACGTCAAATGCCACTGATAAGCGACGAGTCGTATCCTGGTATGGTTTGATAGGATCATTTCTTCCGAAGATCTTCTCACTACCCCAACCGACCTGATAAGTATCTCTGTATTCTGTTAAAAAAGCAGGAAATGCTACAGTTGTGTTTGTTGCAACATGAGTTAAAACTACTTCTTGATTTTTACTCTTTGCAACATCATTAAAATTTGTAAAACTCATGTTTTTATCCTCCAAACATTACTGTGGTCCGATTGTTATTTCGCCCTTGCCGTCGATTATTTTAATGGTCATTCCTCCGAAAGCATTAGTTATCGCGTCAGTAATAGACCCAAGAACTTGTTGAGTAACTGTGATCTTTCCAATGTTCTCTTGCATCCCCTTGGCTATCGCCGCGCCGGCTGCGGCAGCGATAGTAGAATCCATTTTCGTAACGTTGTCTCTAACAAACTTGTCTATACTCGAGATCATGTTATTTGTCTTGGTCAAGACGCCAGCAATATTCACACGTTCAATAATTGGCCTTCCCTGATCATCCATTGCAACCTGGCCGGTAGCTTTAGCAGCTTGTGCCATAACTATCGTAGGAATAGAAGCTCCTGCTTCGGATAATCCTTTAGTAAATTTATTTAAACCTTCAAGTGTTTTCTCCTCCATCTCGACACCTAATCTAAGCATCTGCAGCTGCATTGTCTCTAGTGGTGTTCTGGTTTTATTGATGGTATTTATCAAAAAATCCATGGTATCGCCGAGTTGTCTAGATTTGATCGTGTTGGGATCCGCAGCTTCGATTCTTGCCATGGCGCCCCTTTCGTCGAGGGCAAGGTCCCCTCTGAGGAATCTTCTTGTTTCTTCTACACTTCCGAACCCAAGAGACTTTTGAAGTGCCAAAATCTCGAACTTACCCATATCTTCAATACTGCGACCAGATTCCATGATCGCTGAGCGTACTCGAGTGGCGCGCTCTGTCTCTGTCATGGTCAACAACTCCATGCTGTTGAATGCAGACTTACCCAAAATCTGGTTTAATTGACCTGCCATTTGGGCTGATCCCCTAAAGGTATCAAGATTTTGACCAAAGACATTCGTTAAAGCGCCGAAGCTGATTCCAGTGGTTGTCGACATCTTTTGCAGACCAATAAAATTATCCATCATCTGATCTGCAGAATAAGCAAAATCCTGCTGGGCTCTACGAAAGTTTTGCGCCAGCTCCCTTCCCGAGACTGGTATCTCCCTCTGGACATTGATAAGAGTAGAAGTGAGCGCGTCTATCTCTTGCTCATTGCTGTTGAAAGCTAAGGCTGCAGAGTCAACGATTTTTGCAAATTCCCCTATATTGAATCCTGCTCGATCAAGAACAACTGATTGTTTCATCAATGATTCTTGAAAGTTTTCATTCGTAAAAGCCAAAACTTTTGTCGATGCTGCCCAATCTTGATTGATCCTGGCTCCAGCTTTAGCATTACCATTGAACAAGATGCTTGCCCTATTTGCCGCATCGATGGCCTTTGAAAAATCAAACATCTGGCCGGTGAAACCCTGTTGGAGATAGTTCTGAGTTGCCTTTGTGAGTTCTTGCGTCCTTTGTATCAAGGAATCAAATTGCTTATTGATCCGTTCCGTCGGCCTGAGTGCTTCCTCTATTGCTTCTGCGATATTTGTTACACTTTTGCCTATAGCTTGACGGACCTCTCCCGGTCTATCATCATCCCTGCCGGCGCCTAGGTCAATGCCGCGCTGCCTGAACACTTCTCGCAGGCGTCGAAGTTCGCCCTCATCTGCATCCCGGACGGCTTGAACAATCTCGTTTATTTCTAATCCCATATACTGTGGATTCCCTTATGATCTCTCATATAGAATAAATAGGCAAGAAAAGAGTTTTATTATTCTGGTTTCTGTTCAAAGTCTCGCACTAAGCGCTCGACAAACCATTCTCGTAGGCGAACTGGCAAACTATAAGCCTCTGTGAAAGACCAGTTTGCATGCTTCATAAGTATGAAGATTGATTCGTAAGTAGATTTCTCAACATATTCTTTAGTTAGTCCAAAACCAGCCCACAGAAAAGGGCACCTCCTTTTCCGCTGTGGCAGAACATTCAGAACAAGCAACTTCTTGGCTCGTATCAAAGACTGGAATGTTGGTGTTATGGACTATCTTTATTTTTCTTGCATCTGCAGAAGGTAGAACTTCTGTTAATTTTGCTAAATCTGAAGGGTCTGTCTCTCCGTTGGCTGAGACGAGGACTCTTCTTAAGAATTCTATTGTGTCACTATGGGGCAAAGATAATTTTTGCTTTTGTTCTTTTGATTTGGCCAAATAAGCAAAATCTTCATTGTTTAAGATTCGGATCACAACATTAAGCTTTGTGACAGGCAACTCAAAAGATAGCGTTCCGCTTGTCTTATCAAATGTCCAGTCATCTCCATCTTCTATAGTGAATTTTTCTGTTTTTGCCTTGTCCAACATATCAGATAAACTAATATCAACTTCTCCGGTGTGACCACACTCTCCACAGTTGTGGATGATTGTTAGCTCGTCGCCATATCCTGTTTTTCTAGCTGCAGTCAATAAGGCAACCTTATCACAATCAATAAAGTCTGAAGCTTTAACACCTGGTGTGATCAAAAGAGAGTCAATTAACTTATCAAACACAATACCTTGCTCGAGATAGCTATCATTTATCATGATATCCTCTTCTTTAGCAGTCATCGCCTTAAGTTCGATAGTCTCAACACCTTTTAGGGGGCTGTCTTCACTATAGAAATTGCCGCCACTAGGCAAATAAACTATTTCTGTTGCGACTGCAAAGGAAAGCCCAAATGGATTGGGCCTTTCTTGCGGAACTTCCGGTAAAACCGGTGTTGGGGTGGTGTTAATTGGTTCTTTTTGTCTAGGTACTCTATTGCGGTTGGTATTTCTTCCCATGCTTCCTCTTTAAATAAACTAAAACTCTGTATTATTAACCCTCTGGGTTAAAACCAGCTCCAGCTTGGCTGTTGAAGGTCCAAAGTGTCGAGCCAGCGTAGTTGCCAGTAGCTGTGCGTCCCTCTAAAGTTGCGTAGTCATATTTGATGGTGACATCAATGTTCAACAATTCATCGGAACTATAATCTAGTGTATCAAAAGTTGCGGCAGTTATTAAGGGGTTTTTTATTACCCAAGTCTCAATAGGGGTTGTTCCATCTGCAGAGAGCTGAGAGAGCTTTATCTCTGTTCCTAGAGCATCAACCATGCCTTGCTTGGAGATTGTAGCAGCTGCTGCCTCTGAATACTCACTTGGGATGACATACCCAGAATTCTCTAGGATCTTGTAAAGGCTCTTTGTTGAATCGGGATCAACAGGATCAACAATCTTAATCTGTACCTCGTCCCATGTAACGCGGCCTGGATAATAAAACTCGTAGTTTAAGAACTGATGTGGTGTTGTTGCGACCTTGTAAGCCGGCTTCTTCACACTCTTGACTACAAACTGTGGTACGCCAGACCAATAAAGAAGCCACCTAAACTTTCTCTTTGGCTCGACTGTTTTTTCACTCCAAAATGCCATTATTTAAGTCTCCTATTAATATATATTATTCTCTACGTTTTTTTAGTCCTCAAAAGAGGCTCCGGAGCGAGTTATAACAAAATCTACTGCGATAAACTCGATAGCGCGCGCTGGCTTCAAGAAAATCTTTGCGTACATAATGTTTCTGTCGATAAGATCCGGAGTTGTCGTGGTTCTATCGAGCACCACTTTAAAGTCAGCCAAACCAAGGCGAGTCTTTACACTCTCGAGGAAAGGAACGACTTGGCCAGTGAATCGGTTCCATGTGGCCGGCAAGTTCTGGTCGAACAACAAGCCACTGGCAATTCTCGATACCTCTTTCTTAACGAAAATCAACAAACGTCGAACATTGATACGATCCAGAGCCGATGGTGTCATTTGCAAGGTCTTCTGACCAAAGACAACCAAACCCTCTGAAACAAAAGAGGCAATTGGATTAATATTCGCCTCATAAAGGGTGTCTCTTTGAGAAGAAAGCAGTTGCTCTGAAGCCTGTAGGACTGGCAATCCGGCATTACCCTCATTGAGGCCTCCTCGGTTGAAGCCAGCAGGAGCAAACCAAACTTCATCTCTCTGCTCGGTGTAACCCATGACACCCAGAGCAATAACCGAAGGTGGTGCCCAAACATCCCTAGAGTTAATCGTATCTCTGACCTTTACCCAAGGATAGTATGTGGCTCCGTAAGAAGAGTTGATCTGACGTGCCTTAAGTGCTTTTGCACTCTTTTCTGGGTTAGTATTATCAACCCTATCCTTAAATGTGCTGCAGCGCTGCTCATGAGGAGGAATATACACATCTGGAAGGTCAATGATTGCAAGAGCATCTGCTCTAGCTTCACAAGTTTGAATCAATTTCGTCGTAAGAGAAGCGTTTGTGATGCCAGGCATGGCTGCAAGGTTCATTTCAATTGCCTCTGGGTCTCTCACTAACTCAATAGCTCTATCAATTGAGGCATGTGCGTAGCTGGTTCTAGTTGTCGAATCAGCATTTACTATTCTCATATTGAATGGGTCAGCCTCAGTGACATCCACCCCGTCAAAACCATGCGCTAATGGCATGGAGAAAGTAGATACAACACTTGCAAGTGCTGATGCAGAAGCGTTGCTTAAGGAAGTGTAAGCCGTTCCAGCACGTTGAGAGCCGCTAATAAATGCTACGCTTGTAGGCTGGAATGTACTTAAATCTGCAACGTTAGCTGTCGTAGTGCCGGTCAGGAAGACCTCATCCATCGAAAAGATATATGAATATTCACCTGTGGAAGCAATACCGCTAATCTGCTCATTCAAAATCGCACTGCTGTTCCAAGAGCTAGCCCTTCTTAAGTGGTCTTTCATGCCCTTATTAACAACTGCGAAACTGCCCGTACCATTTGCATCCTTTAGATATTCGGTACTTCCGAGGATGTATTCGGATGCCAGGTCTGCACTTCTAGAGCCTGTCACAACGCGGGGACATTGTGGCCACTTCAAAGTCAGCGCTTTGCTCCCGTGAGCTGCCCCGAAGTTAATAGACTGGTTTAACCACTCACTCGCGCCGTCGAGAGTGCCAGCACCAGAACCGTCTAGCGTTTCTGTTACAGCAGTGGGTACGATAGGCCCAAAGAAACCGAAAGGCACTGAGGCTGGGTCAGTTGGCCCATTTTCACCGACAGCCTCAGACATTTCGACACGAATGTAACTAGACTGGTTCGGATAGTTGCCGTATACCTTGTTTCTCTTCTCTACTGCGTCCCACTCAAAATACTGATCACCGATGCGGCGAGCAATAAAGTTGTTAGAGTTTGGATTAAGGTTTAAGTTTTCATAACTGTCAACAACATATATACGATCACCTCGGCGCTGTTCGACAACAACATCAAACCGACCATAAGAAGACGGGCTGCCGGGATCGGCAATCTTGATGTTTGCAATCTTAATATTCAGATCCATACCCTGCTCGCCTTCTTGAATTGCAATAAATCTAAAGAGCCTTTCAAGATTCTCGGGAGCAAAAGAACCTGTTGCACCATTATACTGCGGGATTACCCATCCAGATCGAGCTGCAGCAAGTTGATGCTTATCGCTCTTGAAGTCTTCCATAGACTCGCTGAGCTTTGCTGCAAAGACAAACATAGCCAGAGTTCCGCCGGAAGTGGTAACTTCTTGAACTATTCTTTCATACTCCTCTTCAAATGTCTCACCGAGCCAATAGTCTTCCGCCAAAGAGCCAGAACTAGGAGCAATAACATTGCTGTTTGTGGCAACCGGGTTGGTATTGAGAACGTCTCTTATGAAATTTTTACCGTTACGGAACGAAACAGTCTTGTTTACCGTTTTAACCGGAGAGCTGTTATTCTTCAGAGCTATTGTAAACTGGTGACCGGAAGTAGAAACTGGCTGAACCTGTACTGAGGATCCTGCAGCCTTCGCGTAGGAGGAAGTAACAGTAGCTGGGTCTGAATAGAGTGCGCCGTTAACACCAAACTCGAAATTTGCATCATTAGTATAAACTATTGCTGCAAGTGATGCAGAGAGCGGACCACCGGAAGAACCACTTTGGCCTACAAACAGACCAAAAGCGTTTGTGGCTTCCCATCCTGCCTGACCTGCATCAGAAGCATCATCACCCTGAACGCCTGCAAGACGAATCACAGTTACTGGTGAATCAATGTCTGCTTTTAGATAAGCCTGGGCAGCATAGGGCGCATAGGCTGGTGCCAATAATCCATTTCCATCTCTCCATGGATCCTGACCTTCATTACCAGGGATTGGCTCGCCAAAGACTTCAACAAACTCTTGGAACGATGATACCTTTACTGGTTTCATCGCGGGCCCTCTTCTAGTGCGACCTATTATTACTGGTCCGACACCATCACGAATGGCTGGAAGCTGGCTATTATCAATCTCACTCAAGAAGACACCAGGCGAGACAAACTTAAATTTCTTTGCAGACATATTAACTAATCTCCTTAAAATCAGGCTTTTCCTTAAAATTAGGATTCATGTAAAAAGTAAAATATTACTTTAGTAAATAGTTGTACGTTTTTTCAAAAGAATAAAAGAAAAGAAAAGAAAGCCCCGGCCGAAGCCGGGGCATTTTGGGTGAGAAGTGTGAGGTAAATTTTGGTAAGTATTCTTTTAGGCCTTAATGTACTTGACAACAACCTCATCTGCAGCCACTAGGCTGTTTGCACCAGCGAGTGAGAGGGTTGTGTTGCCTGTACCGCCAAGAGCGTAATCGTAGTCCTGCGACTGCATCATACCATTGACGAATACGAAAACAGATCCTGTAGAAGCAGGTGCCTGTGAAAGGGTACCAACAGTACCACTAACTGCGACGTCAGAGCCAGTGAAGCGGTCCTCGATTGAAAGAATCGACATAACGCCACTTGAAACCTGAAGACCGTCACCAGCCTGGAAGCTGGAGATATCATCAATGCTCTCAAGCTGATGGGTGCTGCCATCAGAATCCAACATCAAGAACTTGTCGCCAGAGGCAACCGCAACATCACTGTACTCGGAAATGTCAAGCTCAAGTGCGCCACTCGAAGCAGCAATACCGTCTCCTGCGATAGCAGTAGCGTAGTCAGCCAAGCTCTCCTTCTTGGTGCTGTTGTCTGTAGCATCAACAAACAAGAAGCTGTCAGCCGATGCGTCAACGTCTGCTGCTGAAATTTCGTTGAAATCTACAGCGAGAACACCACTAGAAGCACTAAGACCGTCACCAGCAGCTGCGGTCATGATGTCTGCAATGCTCTCCTTCTTTGTGCTGTTGTCTGTAGCGTCAATGATAGCAACACTGTCAGCGCCGACATCAACAGCTGCAGCAGCAAGATCATTGAGATCCAAGTTGACATCGTCGGCATTAACCGAAAGACCACCGTTGCTAGCATTAACAACAGCAAGAACACCACTAGAAGCAACAAGACCGGCGCCTGCCTGGAAGCTAGAAATGTCATCAATGCTTTCAAGCTGATGAGTGCTGCCGTCAGAGTCGAGCATCAAGAACTTGTCGCCCGAAGCAACTGCGACGTCGCTGTACTCAGATATATCAAGCTCTAGTGCGTGAGAGCTAAGTGCCAAACCATCACCAGCAATGCCAGAAGCCAACTGAACTTCGTCAGAAGCAATCTGGAAAGAAGTGCTGTTTGCCTGAACTGCAAGAACACCACTGGAAGCTGCAAGAGCGTCACCAGCCATGAAAGTGGCGATATCATCAATGCTTTCCTTCTTGGTGCTGTCATCAGTTGCATCGTGGAAGACAAACTTGTCACCAGAAGCAACAGAAGCATCAGAAATCTCAGAAGCGTCCATCGAGAGAACACCGCTAGAGGCAGCAAGACCATCACCAGCCATGAAGGTGGCGATATCATCGATGCTTTCCTTCTTAGTGGTGTCATCAGTTGCGTCATGGAAGACGAACTTGTCGCCAGAAGCAACAGCTGCATCGGAAATCTCAGATGCATCAACCGAGAGAACACCAGAAGAGTGCGCCAAACCGTTACCTGCAACATCGCTGGTAACCTTTGCAGAACCAGATGCAGAAAGCATATCAGCGCCGTCAAACTTAACAACCTGGCCGGAAGCCATGTTGAGGTGATCGGAAAGATCCCAAGAATCAACACCGTCATAGAGGAACGAAGCCAACTCGCTTCCGCCCTCTCCCGCAATGTTGATGCCGGCACCGCCGGCAGCTGCAATCTGGCTGTCGTTCGAACCTGAAGCAAGAACCATTGCCTTATCGGCGATTGCTACGACAGTAGAATCAACAGTTGTCGTCGTACCCTGAACTGTTAGGTCACCGCTCAAAGTAAGATCGGTAAATTGTGGGCTGTCGCCAGTACCGAGACCCAAGCTTGTACGAGCAGTGTTGCCGCTCTCATAAGCGAAAGCGCCAGCACCAGTAGCAACGATAAACTCACCGTCAGCTGAAGCGGCGCCGAGGCTGTCGAGGTCTTCTAGAACACCGTCAACAGCGAACTGTCCACCAGAAGCAACAATACCGGTACCGGAAGCCATGGCAGAAGCTAGGTCTGCAATGCTTTCCTTCTTGGTGCTGTTGTCTGTTGCATCAATGATAGCGATGCTGTCAGCAGAAGCATCAACTGCAGCTGCAGCAAGATCATTAAGGTCAATGTTAATGTCAT